AAATAAAGAAAAAAAAAAAAGAAGAAAAAGAACAACAAGAAAATCAAGAAGAAAAAGAACAACAAGAAAATCAAGAAGAACAAGAAGAAAAAGAAGAACAAGAAAATCAAGAAGAACAAGAAGAAAAAGAAGAACAAGAAAATCAAGAAGAAAATCAAGAAGAACAAGAAGAAAAAGAACAACAAGAAAATCAAGAAGAACAAGAACAACAAGAAAATCAAGAACAACAAGAAAATCAAGAACAACAAGAAGAAAAAGAAGAACAAGAACAACAAGAAGAACAAGAACAACAAGAAAATCAAGAAGAAAAAGAAGAACAAGAACAACAAGAAAATCAAGAAAATCAAGAAGAACAAGAAGAACAAGAAGAACAAGAACTTAATACAAATGATGAATTATTAAACTATATAGATATTAATAGAAATGATAAATATAATTATTTGTATCCTAATCTAAATGATAAAAATTTTTCATTAAAAATATCAAAAAAAAAAGAATTTAGTGACACACAATATGATGGTAATATATATAATATAAATGAAAGAGCAGAACAATTATGTAACGCACAATTCGAATTATCACCACATCAATCATTTGTAAGAAATTTTATATCTTTATATACACCATATAATAGTTTATTATTATATCATGGATTAGGGACAGGAAAAACGTGTAGTGCAATATCAGTATCAGAAGAAATGAGAAATTATACAAAACAAATGGGTATAAAAAAAAGAACAATAATAGTAGCATCACCAAATGTTCAAGAGAATTTTAAGTTGCAATTATTTAATCCTGATAAGTTGGAATTAATAAATGGAGTATGGAATATAAATTCGTGTACTGGTAATAAATTTTTAAAAGAAGTTAACCCTATGAATATGTTGGGTATTTCAAAAGATAGAATAATAAAACAAATAAAAAAAATAATAAATTCATCATATTTGTTCTTAGGATATAGAGGTTTTTCTAATTATGTAAATAAAATATCATTTACAAACGATATGGATGATAAAAAAATACGTAATCGAATAATAAAAAGAAAATTAAACAATATTTTTGAAGGAAGATTAGTAATAATAGATGAAGCACATAATTTAAGAGTAACAAATGATAATAAAAATAAACACGTTGCGTTATCAATTTACAAATTAGTTAAAAATGTCAAATTAAGATTATTGTTGTTATCAGCTACACCTATGTATAATAGTTATAAGGAAATAATATGGTTAATTAATTTAATGAACGTAAATGATAGAAGACCTGAAATTAAGATAAATGATGTATTTGATGTTGATGGGAGATTTATAACAGATGATGATGGAAATGATATAGGCAAGCAATTATTAAAAAGAAAATTAACAGGATATGTTTCATATGTGAGAGGAGAGAACCCATATACTTTTCCATATAAGATATGGCCAAATCAGTTTTCAAAAAAAAATACGTTTGGTGAATATAATTCTTACCCAACAACACAAGTAAACGGTTCTCCAATATTTAATAAATTAGATATAATAAATGTGTATCTAATAAAAATTGGAGATTATCAGGAGAAATGTTACAAATATATAACAAATGAACTATTAAATGATAGAATTATTAATGAAGAAATGGGTATCGATGTTGTATCAGAATCACTAGGATATAATATAATACAAAAACCTTTACAAGCACTAAACATGGTATTTCCAAATATAGGATTAGAAAGTAAAAATATCGAATTAAAAGAATTGGTAGGTATTAATGGAATACGAAATATAATGAATTATGAAATAAAAGAAGGAAGTAATGTAAAATATAATTATGAATATAAAAATAATAATTATGGACGTATATTTTCAAAAGACGAGATTGGTAAATATAGTGGAAAAATAAAAGAGATATGTAATAATATTATTGTATCAAAAGGTGTTATACTAGTATATTCTCAATTTATAGAAGGTGGTTTATTAGTTTTGGCGTTAGCTTTAGAAGAATTGGGTTTTACAAGAGGCGGAAAAGGTAAGTCTTTATTTAAGAATAAACCAACAGAATCTATAGATGCTGTAACTTTTAAAACAAAAAGTGAAAGTGAAGGTATATTTAATCCTGCGAAATATATTATGATTACTGGATCAAGTTCCGGTTTTACAGAGAATTTATCAGAAGATATTAGATATGCGACGAACTCAAATAATTTTGATGGTAAAAAAGTCAAGGTTATATTAATATCACAAGCAGGTTCTGAAGGTATTGATTTAAAATTTATAAGACAAGTTCATATATTAGATCCTTGGTATAATATGAATCGCATAGATCAGATAATTGGTCGTGCTGTAAGAAATTGTAGTCATAAAGATTTACCATTTTCAGAAAGAAATGTAGAAATATATCTGTATGGAACTTTATTGTCAGATAAAGATAAAGAAGCAGTTGATTTATATATTTATAGATTAGCAGAAAGGAAATTATTAAGAATCGGAGATGTAACTAGAACATTAAAAGAAATTGCAGTAGATTGTATATTAAATATTAGACAAACAAATTTCACAATTGAAAATATGAATAATATTGTTGTACAAAAACTATCTAGTGGAACAAACATAGATTATACATTAGGTGATAAACCATATTCATCAATATGTGATTATACGGAAAGATGTGAATGGATGTGTTCTCCTTCTAATAATATTGAATTGGAAATAAATACAGATACTTATAATGAAAAACACGCTTTAAAAGTATCCGAACAAATAATAAAACGCATAAAATCTTTATATAAAGATAATTATGTTTATACAAAAAATGAATTGATTGTATTATTAAATTTAACAAAACAATATTCATTAAATGAAATAAATATTGCGTTAAACGTTTTAATCGAAAATAAAAATGAATATATTGTTGATAAATATAGTAGATTAGGAAATTTAATAAATATATCTGATTTGTATTTATTTCAACCAATAGAATTAAAGAATAAAAATATTTCTTTATTTGAGAGAAAAAGACCGTTAGATAAAAAAATAGAAAAAGTAAATATTAAATTAAGTAAATATAAAAAAGTTGAAATAAAAAAAACAGATATGTTAAATGATTTGAATAAAAACTATAATATGGTAGTTAATGAAGATATACAATTAAAAAGAGGTGATAAAGATTGGTATAAACATTGTAATAAATTATTTATTCTATTAATTCAAAATAATTTCAATAAAAACTTATTAATTAAATTATTAGTAAATCATTTAATAGAAAACTTAATGTTTAATGAAAAGTTATATTTATTAAATTTTGTTTTTAAAAACAAAGATTTAACGGATTTCGAATTAAAAGTAAAAAAATATTTCAATGATAAAATTATTAAAAATAATGATATTAAAGGTATTATACTTGAAAAATCTAAAGAACCTGTATTATTTGTATATTTGAATGATAAATGGGTATTAGGTAAAGGTGAAGATATTGAAGATTTCAAAACAGACCTTTTAAGAATAAATAATAAATTTATCCCAAATAAAGATAAAATTAATGATATAATTGGTTTTTTTAGTAATGTTAAAGATAAGTTTATGATTTTTAAGGTAAAACAATTATATAATAAAAGAAGTAAAGGTTCACGATGTGATCAAGCAATAAAAAAATATACATTTAAAATATTAGATGAATTATCGAATTATTATGAAAAACTTAATAATATAAATTATGTCAATATTTCTTTACTACAATTATGTATATTAGAAGAATTTATTTTAAGAATATTAGATTATAAAAATATAAATAATAAACGATGGTTTTTAACTCCAGAAGAAACATATTTGGTAGATATAGAAAATATGTTATTTAATTAAAAAATTGATATAAATTTACAAACAAATATATTATATTATATTATAAATGGCGGGTCAATTAAATAATAACATTTATACAAATGTTTTAATAACAAGAAAAGTTAATATTAATATTATTAATATTGGTAAAAATATAAAAGATATTATTAAAATATCACTTGAAAATGAGATTGAGTGTAAATGTATAGTTGAAGGATATATTAAAAAAAACTCTATTAATATTTTAACTTATTCTAGTGGATTATTAAATAATGATAGCGTTTTATTTAATGTTTCTTTTGAATGTATGGTATGTTTTCCTGTTGAAGGCATGAAAATTAAATGTATCGCAAGGAATATTACAAAAGCTGGTATTAGAGCTGAATTAAATGATGATGATAACCCATTAGTTATATTTATATCTAGAGATCATCATTATAAGTCTACATATTTTTCAAAAGTTAAAGAAAATGATATTATTATTATTAAAGTAATAGGTCAAAGATATGAATTAAATGATAAATTCGTATCTGTTATTGCTGAATTAGTTGAACCTAAAAAGAAAATTCTTAAAATTAGATAAACATTTATAAACATTTAATCATTTAAACATTTATAAACATATATTAATATTATTATGTATAATAAGAATACTCTAAAATATAAAATTGAGAATATGTCTAAGATACATCAAGTAGAAATTTTACGCTTAATAAATAAATTAGATTGTAAAAAAAATGAAAATAATAATGGAACTTTCGTTAATTTAACTGAATTATCACAAGATGTATTAAAAGAATTATATGAATATATTAAATACTATGAAATGCAACAAAATAATATTAATGATGTTGAAAATGAAAAATTGAGATTAGAAAATGCTTTTTTTAGTAAAGATATTAAAGATTAACTTATATCTTAATAAAGATATAAATTGAATATAATTATTATATAATTTATTATATTCAATATGTGTAATATTATTAAAGAATTAAAAGATTATATGTTTTATATTAATAAAAACGAATATAATAATAACATTAATAATAACATTAATAATAACATTAATAATAATAATAATAATAATAATAATAATAAAACAAATGATAATAGTTTTACAAATGATAATAGTTTTACAAATGATAAATTTATACCTATCGCTCATGATAAATTATTTTGGTGTTTTTATATTATATTTAAAGGATATACCGATTATGAAATGAATAAAACATCTCTATTTAAATTTGGTAAAGATTATAAAATTAATAGTATTCAATATTTAAAGTCAAACGTTTGTATTTTAAAACAAAATAAATTAAAAATTAATAATATTGAAAATGAACTATTAAATGAAAAAAGTATATCTATTAATGCTTTAAAAGCATTATGTATTATTAATAAATTATCAATATTTTTTTTTTATAATAATATATATTATGATTTTTATTATAGCGAAAATGATGAAACCGATAATTATAATAAGTATGATGGTATTATTACAAAACAAAATAATAAATATTGCTTACTATTAGAATATAATATTGACTTTATACAAAATATTAAAAAAAATAATTATAAGATTGATAATATTAATAAACCATTAAAAGGTATATCTTCATATAAAATAAAAGAACTAGAAAATATTTGTAACATTTTTAAAATAAAATTAATAGATGATAAAGGAAAGAAAAAACTTAAAAAAAAAATATATGAAGAAATCTTAATATTTTTATCTTAATATTTTTATCTTAATATTTTTATCTTAATATTTTTATCTTAATATTTTTATCTTAATATTTTTATCTTAAGTTTAATGTAAGATAATAAAAAATAATATAAAATTGAATTATTATATATATATATATAAATATATAATAATTCAATAATATATAAATATGACCGATAATAATAATACTTTAAATTATTTAATAAATAAATATTTAGAAAATATATATCTTAGCAATGATGATAATTATTTAGAACTTGAAGTTAAATTTGGAACTAAAGGAAAAAAAATTACTAGGATCCAGTTCTATAACGTAATTAAACGATTATTATCATCTGGATTTTCGGTTAAGGAAAAAAGTGATTTACTTAGAATACAAAATGAATATATTAATTCTTATGGAAAACCAACATATTTTGACATTAGAACTGAAATTAATACTATTGAAAATATACAAAAATATTGTAAAACTAATAATATATTAAATATAAATGATGTATCATTCATTAAAAAAAATAATTTCAAAATTAATGATAAAATATTAAAACCTGTAGACGTTAATGAATATAATTTTCGTGTATCTATGAGTAACGAATTAAAACACAATAATGACGATATTGTTGTTTCAAATATTGTTGAAACATGGAATAAAACAAAAAAAGCATTCAGATATTTAAATAGAACATCTATTCAACATCCATTTTTACCTTTTAAAATAGATTTAAGTATTGTAAAACAATCAAAGAAAAAAAATTATAAATATATTAGTGAATATACTATGCAAGATTCAGGAGTTCTTGACTCTGACGAAACTTATGAAATTGAAATAGAATTTTTAAATAATGATATTAAAAATAATTATAAATATAATAATTTTAATTTTCTTCACATTTCCATTAAAAAAATTATTAAATATGTTTTGTCAGGATTACAAGAAACAAATTATCCTATATCGTATGTAGAACAAGACAATATATTAAAAGATTATATGAAATTATTATGGAAAGATAATAATAAGGATAAAAGAATTACTCCTAAAAATTTTATAGGACCTTCTTCATATACATTACAAATGTATAATATTATTTCAAGTGATAGTAACTCGAATATTCCTAATATCAGAAATAATTATAATGTTACAGATAAGGCTGACGGTGATAGAAAATTATTGTATATTTCTAATAATGGTAAAATATACTTAATTAATACTAATATGAGTGTACAATTTACTGGTGCGTTTTCTAAAAAATCATCTTATTATAATTCATTAATTGACGGAGAACATATTTTATATAATAAAAAAAAAGAATACATTAACATATACGCAGCTTTTGATATTTATTACTTAAAAGGTACCGATGTTAGAACCAAAAAATTTAAACCTATTGAAAAAAATCATTCTATAAATGATTATAGATTAAATTTACTTTATGACCTGGTTCTTAATATTAATACAGTATCATATAGTAATAATAAAAATATTTCTCCTATAAGGATACAATCTAAAAAATTTTATCCTGATAATTTTAACGATGATATTTTTAAATCATGTAAAAATGTTTTAGACAATATTGATAATAATATATATGAATACGAAACAGACGGACTAATTCTAACACCTTCATTATTTGGTGTTGGTTCTAGTTTAATTGGTTCTACAACTAAACCAAATAAAACAACATGGGAACATTCATTTAAATGGAAACCTGCTGAATTTAATACTATTGACTTTCTTATTTCTGTTAAAAAAGAACTAAATAATAAAGAATATATCGGTAGTATTTTTAAAAATGGGACTGATACTTCATCCACTACACAACTAAAAGAATATAAAAAACTTATTCTTAATGTTGGTTTTGATGAAAATAAGCATGGGTATATTGATCCGTGTAAAAATATTATTGAAAATAAATTTTCCGATTTTAAAAATAATAAATATAGACCAGCAAGGTTCTATCCAACGAATCCTAGTGATAAAGACGCTGGTATTTGTAATATTTTACTTACTAATAAAGGGAATGAAAAATTAATGTTATGTAAAAATAATGATATTATTGAAGATAATATGATTGTAGAATTTCAATACGATTTGACTTTGAATAATGAATGGAGATGGATACCTTTACGTGTTCGATATGATAAAACGAATGAGTTCAGGTCCGGTTTAAAGAATTTCGGTAATGCATATCATGTTGCTAATAGTAATTGGCATACAATACATAATCCAATTACTATTGAAATGATTTCAACAGGATTAAATATATACAAAGAAAATGGTGACGATGATGTTTACTATAATAAAGTTTCAGGATCAACAAACACAAGAGCTTTGAGAGATTTTCATAATCTTTATGTTAAAAAATTATTGATTAGTAGTGTTTCAAAACCGAATAATATTCTTATTGATATGGCAGTTGGTAAAGCAGGTGATTTGCCAAAATGGATTTCTTCTAAATTAAAATTTGTATTTGGTATTGATATTTCAAAAGATAATATACAAAATAGATTAGATGGTGCTTGTGCTAGATATTTA